TAGTAGAGGTGAATCCAGCCAAGGTTAAAGAAGTTAATCCCGGTTGTAGCCAAGACCGAGCCAGATACTCCAGTTGGGAACAGGTCAGTCACCAGTGTAATTGACCCCTGTAACGATCCGTCAATCCACCACCTTACGGGACCACCTGCCAGGGCCTCAATCTTCCAATGGTGGTAGGTGGTGTCAGCCACGATGCCAGTATCTACATATTCGCCGGTTCCAGGTGTGCCCCGTATCGCAAAGTTAGTGCCGTCACTGTAAATAAAGGCAACATGGTTGGTGGCCGTGAGGCTGGCCCCGGTACTGAGCCCGAATCCACTAGTGGTCTCAACCCCGGTTACTGCTCCGAAGTTACCGAAAGCTTCAAAACAGAGCTTAGTCGGCATATAGCCGAGAAATTGCCCGGCCAACAGGCCGTGCTCGTAGTCACCGAAAATCCGAGGGCCGGTAAAGAAGTCACCTGCTGTATCAACGGCTGCGATATTGGGTGTTCCCACATCCGCTGAGGACAAGAGGTCGGCCAGTGTGCCCTGTGTGTAAGTGGGCGGGGTTGAGAGTGTCCACCCGTAGTCAGTAAGCAGTTCGTCTGCTGCTATACCCGGAAAGTTCGGGCCAAGGTTGGCCCAGAAGTCCGTGCCCGCTGAACGGGTCCAGAGGGATGGTCTAGTAATATGTTGCCTGAGACTGTGTGCTACCCGGACAAGCCCATGGCCCCTAGGCGGGGCCAGCTCCGTTGTCATGTCCTTACTCCTTAACTGTGCCAGCCGCCCTAGCTATGGCGAGGGTCGCTTCTAGCTGGGCATCCTGGCGGGCGTTTCTCTCCGTTTCCTTCTGGTTCTCCATGTGTTCCTGGTAGGCGGCCCATTCCTGGCTGTGGCGGTGCAGGGCGTGGATGCGCTTGGAGTGGGCGCTGCGTAGATGGGCGGAGTTGCATGTGATCCCGGTCAGGCCCACCTCGTCCAAGACCGCCCTCTCTATGCTTTCGGGGTGGAGGAAGCACTTAACATTTCCCCGCTTGTATTCGGGGGCCTCATGCTGGCGGGCCGTGAACATGAACTTGCCGTCAGGGAGGCGCTTCTCCAGAGTGCGCTCTAGGAGATTAACGGGGATATATATCTCCTCTCCGTCTACCAGGGAATAAATGGGGACCTTCTTGCGGGCCGGGGATGTTTCCCGAAATAGAATCTCCTGGCCGTGGTCACGGAGTTCGGAGATTTGACCCCGCAGGTCTCGGATATCCTGGGCGCGTTCTGCGACGTTAGTGGGTTCGGGCATGTCTCTCCTTAATGTATTCACGGGGGGTGTCATTGCGCTGGACAGTAATAATGGGCCCGATGACGGTTCTGTTCAGGAGCACCTCCCGTTGCTGTCCCAAGATCGTCAAGGAATCCTTGATGAGGGTGCTCTCCGCGAGCATCTCCCTGCTTCTATTATACCAGTGGTGGTCCTGGCGGTTCTTGGCGGCGTGGTCCTGGAGTTGGCCCACCGTGTTCTCCCCGAATGACGGGATAATCAGTGGGGTTGTGCGCTCGAACAGGGTGGTTGGCCCGTAGTCCGTGGTGTATTCTGCGATGGCATCCCCCCGTATAACATAGACGGCCTGGACCCAGTGGTTGGCCGAGGAGCCGCCAAAGGAGTAGACCGTGCGGGGGCCCTCAAAGAGCCCCCAGCATCCTTCGTCGGGATATACACGGTCGGTGATGATTTTCACTTGGCGGCCAGTTGCTTCTCAAGTTCCTCTACACGATGAACAAGGGCCTTCATTGCTAGAACGGTGTATCCAAAAGTGTTAACGGGATTCAGGATACGTCCATCGTGATGAGTTGCCCACGGTGCGTCATCGGCCATGATCCCGGTGTACTTAGTCTTGGTATCACCCGTAGATATAACCTTCTCCTTGTATGTAAAATCATATACAGGCGTAGACACCATCTGAGCTAGCACATCCTCGGCGTCTGTTCTCTCGGCCTCGATATTCTTGACTTCACGAAGGCAGGCAGCCGCTGTCCAGCTAGTTTCGGCAGCAGCTCCACCGGATGTCAGTTGTTCACCGCTGGTTCCTACACCATCAGCACCGGCAGTCAGCGTGAGGTTCAGGCGTAGGTCGCCTGTTACGATGCCGGAGGCAAGGGTAGTGGCCTGCGCGATAGCCATGTCATTGGCGTCAAAGTCAAAGACTTCAGTGCCATTATAGACAGCGGCTAGACGACCATTTATCTGATCAAGATGCCATCCCTTGTGACGGCTAGATACTGATGTTGCCCTATATGGCATTTTATCTCCTTAGCAGCAACGGCTGCACGTGATAAGGGCGGGGGTGTTTGGAGGCACACCCCCTAAGCCTTATTCAATTATGTCGCCCAGTCGCGGTTCCCCTTGGCCCAGAAGTAGTCGCACTCCAGCAGGGGGTCACCCGTGGATTCAGCGAGGAGATAGAGGACCGGGTATACCAGGGCGGTCTGGTCAAAGGTGCCCGGCTTCATGTGGGCAATCTTGGTCAGCCCGCTCTGGTTTGCCATGCCGGGGCCACCGAAGTATCCAATGCACCCGCCACCTGTGTCAATCTCGACCCTGGCAACATACCAGGAGTCGGCGGTGAGGGTACAGTTGGCCCGGATGCCCAGTGCGCCCAGCGTGGTTGCGCCGCTGAGGGAAGAATACAGCGGGGCAGTTGTGGACTCGGTGCCGTCCAGTGAGTAATGGAACCTGAAGTCGTCCGTGGTAGCAGCCGTGTCGGTGTAGAACCCGACAGCGTTACCCCCGTCGTTCGAGGTCAAGGTCGTACCGCTCAGGGTGAACGGGTTGACGGGCTCGGCCAAGGCGACCGTCTCGGCAAAGCCCACGAACACACGCAGGTCTGTGGCTGATGCGCCCTTGAACCTCGCGCCCATCCGGATGGTGCCGTTGCTGGATGGCTGCATGGGTAGACCGATGATGGCGATACCATCCCCGGCACCGGCAGCGCCACTAAAGGAGGCAACACCCCCGGACTCATCCACGGTGCCAATGAACTCCGTCGCACCGCTTACTGCAATGAGAGTTACATCATTGAACCGTGTGCCCGCTGTTGCGTCCGCAATTGAGGCAGTGGCGTTGTAACCACCAAAGTCCTCGAAGAATCCGATACGGCCAAATTCGTCCTGAATGGCCATTGTATTTCCTTTCTACTCCGTCCTGGAGCTAGCTTGTCGGGGCGGTTGCGTCACTGAGAATCGTGAAGGCCCAGTTTCCGGCTGACCGTTCCCCGAACCCGTACTCGTCGGTCATGAAGATTTCGTCCGCCCCGCCACCGAATGACGGGTCACGGCGCTGTTCGGTCTTGATACCCATGCCTAGGACGGCCACTACGGCCTCCCCGGAGTGGACTGCGCCACGAGCGTCGGGAGTTGCGGTGACAGTGATGTTGCCGTCCTCGAACACGTTGGCCCCCGCCACGGTCCCCATGAACCCCTTGCGGTAGACCTGCTCGGTCATGCCGTCGGGGATTGTGTAGGTTCCAATACCGGCCAGCACTTCGTCCTGGAGGTCCTTGATCTGGAAACCATGCAGGACTGCGTAGACCGGCGCACTGGAGGGCTCGGTAACGTTGGATGAGATTCTGTTCTTGGCCGCTGCGATGTGGCCAAATGATAGGGGGTTGCCCGTGCCGGGGGATGCACCCGTGCCAAAGGTCGAGAACAGACTAAGGTAGTCCTCGTCCTTCTTGCGGGCCATTGCGTTCCCGGCCAGGGAGCCCACCTTGGACTCCACCACCGAGGCGATCTTGCGATAGGTCATGTCCGTGATCTTGAGGGCGATCTGGGTCATGGACGGTGTGATGGTAAACAGGGTGTCGGCAAGCTGCTGGAAGTTCTGATTGATCGTGGTCTCAGTAATATCCTGGGCGCTAACCTGAGCGAGGGAAATCTCGTTCCAGCTAAGGCCCGTGCCCTTTGCCTGGTCTCGCACATCACACGTCCGCTTCCAAGTACCCTCGTACTCGCGGACAATACGCGCATCTGCAATGATGGTCGGTAGGGAGTCGGCTAGTGACCCAGTGGTCGTTTCACCAGACGCCATTGTAATTCTCCTGTATTATGCGCCCGCACGTTGGCGGGCCCTGATCTCAACTAGGGTTTGTATCGGCGTAGTGGGGTCGGCAAGAATCTCCCGGTCACTCCGGC